AGCATATCGAATTGCTCGCGTATATGCGCGTCCGAAACTAGGCGCCCGTCCTTGCGATATATGCGCGTACCGGCCTTCTTAAGCTCGATAAATAGACCAGAATAGAATCTCTGTGTGTTGGTTGACCTATCTACCGTTTTCGCTTTCGGCTCTGCTATAAACATATCCGGCCACGATCTACGGCCGCCGTTAAGTCTTTTCTGCCGGATAGCCTGGCCCATGGTTAGCTTAATCCCGCTGCCGAAGTCTGAGTGGAATAGGGCAGAAGGGTATTTTAACCGGATATAATCTGCCACTTGCGTCTGTAACTCTAGCTCGGTCATAGCGGCTCATCCATCTTAACTTTTTCGTAACACTCTGATATTTCGTCCAATATGTCTGCGTCTGTATATAGTTCGTACTGGTCGTCATATTCGCTATTGCTACTGTTGACTAGATACTTAACTCTATCCGTATTGTCTATTACGTACCCTATAATCTCTTTCACCTCGCTTGGACTAGTGTCCGTGCTATCCCAATAGAGCAAAAACTTCGTGCCAATTCGGTATTTCATCTCTTTATCCTATAAACCTCATATCGAGGCGTACTCTTTACTTTTTCTATAGCTATCTTGCCGTTTACTATCTTCCAGTACTCACTGGGCGTAACGTCTATAACTAGACCGCTACGCCCTATGGTGTAAGCGTATCTACGCTTGAATCTTTTTTTCTCGCCGTTCACGGTTAATTGCCTGTTTAAGTTCGGTATAGCTAAGCATATGGCGCTTAGCGACGCGTTCCACCTCCTTGGGTTCCGCGCTATCCTCCAACTCGCTAATAGCTTGCTTAATGGCGTAGTTACGCATCTTGCGTAGTACTGCCGGATGTACCCGTCCTAGGTTCTGTTGCATGATCGCTCCTAAAGTCCTTAAAAGTTATCTCGATGCCCTTAGCGTTCTCTATGTTAAGCTGTAGCCCCGCATCTTCTTTGTCTAACGTACTAGCCTTAAGCCACCTATCGTGGGCGCGCATCTGTTTATCTAGATCGTCGGCTCCGTCTTTAGTCTTAGCCTCTAAAGCCTTAGCTATTGGCCTTAGCGCTTTTTCTAGCGTTACCCCTTGGCGGTTGAACTCGTCTCTTATAGCTTTAGCTAGTTCTAGTTTTTGTAAGTTCTGCCACCCCTGTTGAGCGGCGCTATTTTCGTTCTGGTTAGGATAGGCCTTGATAGCGGCTTGCTTAGCATTGCCGCCATTTCTAGCGTACTCAGCCACAAAGACCTCTTGCTTATGCGTTAAGGCTTTAGTTTTAGCCTTAGCGCTCATCCTTCCCCCTCCAATAATTCAGGGTTCTCATGTATATTGCCAAAGACCTCGAAGTCGCTCATACTCTCGCTCCAATCGCAATTATCATGAACAGCACGAATATCGAGCCAATCACGATTTCGAGTATCCCGAGAACCTTTGCCCATGCGCTCCCCTTCATAGAGAGTGCGCCAAGCACGATTGATGCGATTCCCATGATTCCGCCCATGACGAAGATTCCGATGAATAGTGTCATGAGTCCTGCTACGGCGCATCCGTTGCCTGTTTGTTCTTGGTTGCTCATTCTTCCTCCTTCTCCTTAATTCGCTCATCTAAATCAACAAATGTCGGCTCGATAGGCTCAGGGGATTCATCCTCTCCGCAGAGTTCGTCAATCTCATAGGTACGCTTTTCTGCGCCTGCGATAGTCCCCATAAACTCGATATTCGAACCGTTCGGGTCGTACCTATCTTTTACTCCATGAATCTTGACGTAGTTAAAATGCTGGTTATACACCTTAAAAACGCTAAAGCCGTTCGCCTCAGCCCACGCTCTGACCGCCTTGCGAATCTTCTCGTCTTTAATTAGTGGCTCTTTCGGTTCGTAATCTTCCCATTCCTCGTTGAGTTCGGCTAAAGAGTCGTATTGCCCTATTTCGGCAGGCATCCCAAACCTGTTCCATACGAGTCCAATCTTGTTGACCTCGACTACCACCTCGCCTGTCTTTTTATTTCTAAGCTTCATCGTCAGCCTCTGCTAGTTGCTGCTTAATCCTCGCTAGCTGATCGTCGTTATAGTTAGCGTCTAACACTCTACCACCACGCTTAGCTGGGCCTCTCTTACTCTTACGACCACCTATAGCGCCCGCAATCTTAGCCAATTCTGGGTTAGCTGCGAAGCCTCCTGTGTGGCCGTTCCGTCCACCTTTGCGCCCGATATTGGCGTAAAACTCTTTTCCGTACTTCTTTTTATTGGTCGCCGCAGCCTTCTTACCGCCTGCTTTTGTGCCTGCCATATCTAGCCCTCCCTCACTTCTATATCAGAGACGCTCTCGGCATATGTTACTGGTATCTTCTTTTCCGGCTTCAGCAACTCTTTTGTTAGCCAGTTACATATATCCGCAGCTCGGCGTATGCTCTTGGTGCGGTTATACTTGATAAGCTCAAACTTGAGCCTCTGTAGTTTAGTCATAATTCCTCCTATACAATTACGAATAAGTCTTTCTTCATGGAGGCCCCGGCATAATAATTGCGGAATGTCCGGGGCCAGGGGTCGCCCCCTATCTGCCTAGCTAAGGACCACGTTAGCTAGACATTTTAAGGGGCGATTGGCGCCGCGTTACCAGTGGCAAGTTAGCCACATGGCGGCTTCTTCGAGCTTTACTAGCGCCATCTTGGCGTCTCTTGAGCGCTCTGGCGTTACGCATACTGGCGTTTTTACGTATAGCTCTATGTCCTCACGTAAAGATACGATTTTGTCTACGATACCTTCTACTAGGTCTCGCTCGGACTTCTTCGGCATATCCAGCGATAGCTGCTCAGCTTCGCGGCTAGATGCGCCCTTCGGCTTCCTATATCGCGCTCGGACTGCTTTGCCGCGCTTTACGAACTCTTCATAGCTCGTAGACGTGTTTATGCGACTGACTACTCCGCGTCCGCGTCTTACAATCTCCGCGACTTTGCCGCCTTCGTAGCCTTTAGCTAGTAGCTGCTTGATAGTCATATATTCTGCTTCGCTAATTTTCGACATAGCTTAACCCTCTCTTATGTCCACCTTTACGTTTTTGCGACCGGTTATATGATATTCGCCACAATACGGGCATCTATACACTCGCGCTGGGGCGTGTCCTGTATCCTTTCGGTTACGAGACCTCTTCGGCGCGTTCATGGCCTTTGCTACGCGCTCGGCGGTGTTCCTACTCCTAAATGCGGTCTTTCCTTCGCACGCTGTTATAGACGAGTTCATATACCGCTCCTTACCAAATTAGCCATATAGATAGCGCTCCTATTACCATTACGGCCGCTATGGTTAAGTTCCTAAGTACCCAGTCCAGCCCGTCGTCTCGCTTCCGTATGCGGTTGTAGTAGCTTATATCGTCGCGCGTCATGTCTCTGAAGTTCATACCGCGCTACCTGCCATCTTAAATATCACTGCTATCACTAAAGCTCCGGCTACCATCGTTAGTAGCGCCGCAATAATTGCGCGCCTCTGTTGAGCGCGTAGCCATTTCTCCTCAGCTTTAGTTAGCCCCTTGCACCTATGGTTCTTTTTAGTTTTCATGTTACCTCCGTTATTTTTGCCAAAAACTCTTGATTCCTTGGCGTTCTGGGGCGACTCTCAGCGCCCCCGAACTTGTTTACTTGTAAATTGCACTCCGTTTAGCGTCGGCGTAGTCTCTAGCCTCTCTATCTGCCTCTATAAGCTTGTCCCAGTCGATATTCTCGCTAATAATCGAGCGTAGTAGCATTTCTAGCTTAGGCTCCTCGCGATCGCTAAGCTCTATGCCGTACTCCTCTAGAATGTCGTATATTACGCCGTCTACTACGTTATCTAGGACTTGTTTATCTCCTATGCCGTCGCTATGCCACTCCAGCGCTAGTTCAGTTAGCTTATTCATGGCTGCCTCGCATGAGTTTAGTTATCGTCTCGCTTATGAGCTTCTCGGCCGCAGCATCGACGTCGCGCATCCGCTCTATGTCGTACTCTATGTCGCTGCGCTTTATCTTGAAGGCGTGCCAGCGTAGATGCTCTAGTAAAAACCTCGGGTCGTATAAAAATACCCATAAGGTGTCTAGCTTGTCGTTGACTAAGAAGTAGTTAAGATACTCGGGCCAATACTCAACCGGCGGCTTATCTTCCACTATCGACTGGATATGGCGCGCGCTGCTTAAGCATTTGACCTCTACGGCCGTTTTAAGGTCGCTAGTGTAAGCGTCCGGGCTTTCGATATGGTTAGCGTCGTCCGCTTGCCATACGTTGCCGCGTATTAAAGTGAGGCCGAGCTGCTGCTCCGCCTCCTTAATAGCTTCTTCTTCTAGGTCTTTACCTCGCTCTCGGCTACTCTCTAGTCCGTCGTCGTCGCCCGTCCCCTCCGCCAGGCGTTCCGCTACCTTCTGGTAGAAGGTTATAAGCGGCTTTTCTGTATCGTACATCTCGCCGGTCTTGCGACTCTTAGCGAAGATTTTACCGATAGTAGTACCGGTACGCTTGCCCTCTCGGAAGCTCATCCACTCGGTACTACCTTGTTCTATCTCAATTATTCGCACGGTAAGTACTCCTAGCCTCTGTTAGCTCCTCGCGTCGGATAGTAAACATCGTCTGGATAGCGTGGCGCTGTTTGTCGGTCGGGTTAGGGAAGAGTTCGCTAACGGTCTTAGCGTAGTCGTTTATGGCCGCTATGGTGGTTAGTGAGTCTAGCTTCGTCTTAATATCGTCGAAGCTAGGTCGGCTAGCGTTGCGCTTTTCGTTGGCCTTAGCGTCGTCCTCGCTGTGCGTTTCTACTTTATCGTCGTCGCTACATACCAGCGATAGTGCTAACTGAGCGGTTACGCGCCTGGCGTAAGTTACCGCGGCTCCGTACTTCTGGGCCTCGTTACTTTTCGCCATCTCTGGAATCACTATCTTAGCGCCAATCTGCCACTCTCCGGCTTCGTCTAGGTACTCGATATAGTCGCCGTTTTCGGTCGGTTTAACCCTCATCTTCGGGATAGTTTTACCGGCTTTAGCTATATCGGCTAGGCTCGCGTAGTTGTAGTTATAACCTTTACTAGCGGCCTTAATAATTTGGCTCTCTTCTTTTACTTGCATACTGGCTCCTCGTTTACATACCAGCTATAGTGCCAAGTGCAGTTATTAGCCTCTGCGTAGGCGTTCATGCGGTCGGCCTGGTGTTGCGAGTAAGCGTCTGCGCAAATCGCCAATACGCTAAGTGCGGCCGCGATGATTAAACAGTTTTTAATAATTTTTTTCATAAAATGTACTCCTTTTCCTCGCTACTGGTCGCCCAGCGCCGAATATGAAATGAAGAAGTGAAACGTAACTGTAGTTACGAAGAGTGTGCTTTTGGGAGCAAATGAATACTTATGCCGGTGCCGAGCGATCAGTAGCGAATCGTGATTAGTTTTTAATAATTACCGGCCGCTGGCTGAGGAGCTTCCAATTAGCACATAAACTGAAGTCAAAAATCCTGATTATAGGTATCACGGTACTACGCTATTGCCGTAGCGTCTGCGGTAAAAAACACTTCAAGCAAAAGCTCCTCGACTAGCGGTCGGTATAATAAGAGGTAAGCCGTCCTGGTATCGCCACTATTCAATTACTATATGCAATCCGGCGGCTTATCTCTGTTAATAAGTTCGCTATTCCAAGTTGTTAAGGCTCTTAAACTGGCAAGCCGTAGTTGTTTAATGCGTCTACGGAGCTATCAACTTGCTGATAGATAACCCCGATAAACGCCAAAAATCCCCCTACAGAGTAGAGGGCTGGTTATTTATGGTAGAGCGCATCCATGGTAAGGATGAGGTCCCGGGTTCAAATCCCGGTCGCGGCTCCATAAAACAATCAGCACAGTATTTATCTCTGTATTTTTGACTGTTCAGCTTTTTTATGTGCGGTTTGATATTTTTATTGTAGCAAAAACTAGCCCAAAAGTCAATGGGCTAATGCTAAATTGTATGATATTTTTCGTACTGCCTCTGTAAGTCATGGTCGACTACATGGGCGTACATCATAGTTGTATCTAGGCTGGCGTGGCCTAGCATGGCGGATAAATAGCGCATATTGCCGTTATTTTTGAGGAAATTAGTAGCAAATGAGTGCCGCAAGGTATGAGGGGTTACTTTTTTTGTTATACCGGCCCTAGAAGCGCTATTACGCACCAATAACTGTATGTTGGTAGCCGTCATCCTATCTTTATGCTCAAACGACACTATAAGCGCGTCTGAGTGGTCTGTACGGCTTTTTAGGTACTGCTCCATAAGATGCTCGGTACGCTGGTCAATAAAGCATAGTCGGGGCTTGCGGCCTTTACCCATAACCGTAAAGCGTCGGTCGACTATCTGGCCCCGATTAAGCGCTATAAGCTCGGATAGACGGATTCCAGAGCTATATAATAGCGAGATTACGAGGGCATTACGGAGGTTATACGCGCAGGCTATCATGGCGTCTACTTCGGCCTCTGTTAGGTATACTGGCACGGTCGCCTCGCGCTTCGGGACCGGGATAAGCTGGCTTTTGAGGCAGGGAATATCTAGTAGGTTAAGATAGCCTATAACCGCGCGTAGCCTTATAACGTACACCCGGACGCTGTTAGCGCGTCGGCCCTTGGCTATATCGTCGTGCCATTTTCTTATATCCTCTAGCGTGAGTTGATCTACCGGCTTATCTGGTATAGAAAGCAAAAATAACCGCTTGCAGGCTTCGTGTATTTCCTCCGTGCGGCTAGATTGGTTCTTGAATCGGATATAGTTATCCCGGTAGGCGTCGAACGCCTCAGATATTAGCATTAAAAAACTCCCTTCACACTTTTAGCTGTTCGGGGAGTACCTATTCTAGAGTCCGCGCTCTGTAAGCTTGGTCTTGCATATGCGGTTGAAGTACTTTACTGGACACTTCACGTAGGGTCTGGTTGAACTCTCTAAGGCTGTCTGTATATCCGCCTCGCTTAGATGGTAGATGCACTTAAGGAAGAAGTTTCGGCAGTTAGGCGCCCTTAGTCGCTCTACCAGGAATCCGGCCTTCGCTTCCGCCTCTTCGGAGGATATGCGGTTGGTGCGAGTTTTCCACAGGCCGTGGCCGTTTTTAGTTTTCCACATACATACATTGTTACATTGTTCATTGTTAATTAAACTTCGTTTAATAACATTGTTACATTGTTCATTGTTAAGAAGTTCTGCTAAACTTGCTGTACTCCCCATAAAACTACCTCTCTTATTTAAGCGTTAAAAAGACTCTCGCTCCTACGAGCCGTTCTAACTTTTTTATGATAGCCTCTCAAACTTGGAGCGCAAGCTTAAGCTGCCGTTTTTTCTGGGAATAAAAAATCCCTTTATTATCGGGATTATCTATTAGCAAGTTGATACCTCTATATTAGCAGATGGGAGGCTTTTTGTCAACATGGCTGGCTTGCCATTCTATATACCACTTCTTGTAGTTTTCCACTTTTTCCGTAACGTACGAGTTGCCGCCGTTCTTATGGTAGATGTCGTACTCGTTTAGTATGTTCTGGTAGTTACTTGGGACGCCGTTAAAAAGCACGGCCACCTTATCCTCTAGTATCATTTGGAAGATAGACTGCTTAGCGTTATGGCGCGAGCTGGTGCGGTTCTGGAGCGCTGCCGTTATGATTGTTGCTAGTGTGGGTAGGATACTTGCGATCGCGCCAACTATAGCTATTATTACTGGGTCGGACATTCTCTTATTACTTGTTATTTTTGCTATAAATGAGGGCGCGGCGTTGCGCCCTCACTGAACCTAGTCGTACTTAGACGCAAAGAAGTTAAGCTGTACTTGCATGGCCTTGCGGAAGCCAGGGTCGGGAACGTGTACGTATAGCCATGCTATAGCCTCGCATATGCCCATCTGGTCGATTCTCCGCTTGTCGTGCTGGTAGTCGAGCCATGCTTGCCAGAGCGTCGCTTCGTCCGGTACTGGGACGTTCTTAAGCATCCTATGCAGTTCTCGATGCCACTCTACAGGAATACGCCTTGCAAAAGCCTTCCTTAGAGACTTAGCATATGAGCTCCTCCACTTTCTCCCCTGGAAGCAGATGTGGTGCACGTCTTGCTCCACGAGCAGCGAGCAGGTCGTCTCGCGCGTTGGGTTCTCCATGCTCATCTTTATCCCCCCTTAAAGTTATAGAGCGTTCAACAGTTACGGCGTCGATAATGCGTACAACTTCCATTAGGCGGTCCTTCGGCCCCTTTACTGTAAGAACGCGGAAGGCATAGGCATACCTCACTACTCCGTCCAGTATAGATGCGTCGAAGTCCTTATAGAACTCTACTATTAGCGTCATGTTTTACCCCCTTACATTGTGAAACTAGGTATTAACGTACCAGGGTTGCACCCTTTACTGCTCGGCCAGCTGCGAGGCCTAGCCGAGCGGTAAGAGGCGCAACTACGCCTCTTTCTATCAGCTCCCTTTATGGTAGTCGCTACTCGATTTAACGATAGCCATACCTAGTAAAGCGTTGATAGCCGCTATGATAAGTTGGATAGTTTTGTCTACCTGCTCGCCGAAGCCGAAGCCCCAGATATTAGCTAGGCCAATATAAAGAGTAGATAGCAAAGGTAAAATGACGGCTACGACGACTTTTAGCACGTCGTAAACTTTATTAGACATCGGGATAGTAACGCCGTACTTTTTAGCCGTGTTCTCGGCCAATTCTACGGTCTTTTGGGCTTTCTCAATAATCTTACTCCACTCGTCGGTCGTAAGGCCGGTGTCGAGGCTCTGCGGCTGTTCTGGGACGGTGCTACCTGAGCTAGCGCCGTTAGATGGCTGTTGACCGCTAACTGGCTCGTCCTCTTTCTTCGCTGTCTCTGCTGGCTTAGTAGCGGCCGGGGCTGTAGTTGTAGCAGCTTTTATTCCGGCGTAAGCCTTCCATCCGTTCGCGTCCATATTGGCGATGTTACGATCTAGTGTGCCTGCGCTGCTAGAGTACTGCCAGATAGCCCAGAACTTCCAGCTCCCAATCTTATATGGCATGGCTCCGGTCGTTGGTGTAGGTGGATTCTTTACGTTGTATGCGTTAGGATAGCCAGCTATCCATAGGCCATAATTGCCGGATATGCTGCTCCAGTTATTGCCGTTGACGACGCTGGCGCTCATGTAGATAAGTGGGCGTACGCCAGTTAGGCGGTAAACCTCGTCTAGCCATGCTTTGGCCCATGATGTTTGGCCGGTCGTGCCTGGCTGTTCCCAGTCGAGTACTAGGATAGCCTGCTTGATGTATCCCTTACAGTTGTTATAGAAGTATTGCGCCTCTCTCTTCGCGCCGTCTACACCCTTGTTGAGGTCTGGACGCGCAAAATGGTAAACCCCTAGGAGCTTACCTTTACTTTTAGCCCTCTGATAGTGTTTGTCGCAGTTGGGGTCCACGTAGCCGGAGCCTTCAGTGGCCTTGCATATAATAAAGTCTTTAGCGGAGTCGCCCGTGCCGACGCTCTGCCATTTGCTAATATCGTAGCCGTATAATGCCATCGCATATCGCTACGCATCGCCTTTACCACATTATAGCACAAAAAAGACCCTGCTACCGGCAGGGTCTTTACTAAAAGAGATCAGATACTCTCCAAATAAGCAACTCTATTATAGCACAAAAAACTACCAGTAGTTGCCTACTGGTAGATCTAAAGCAGCGTCCTACCTGTACAGCGTAGTATCTGTCTTATATAGATTTATTTATATTATATCACAAAAAGCCGCCCCGAAGAGCGGCTGTCGACGGCCAGGATGTCTATAGCCCCTTACGCGACTCTCTCGCAGCCTGGTGCTTACGTCCGTATATATTATATACTATTTTTTCTTCTTTTTACCGCCGCAAGGCATAATAACCTCCTATGGTACTATTATTTGCCACTCTTGGGCCGTATCGTTCCAGATATACACTTTATGATGGTTATATTTATCATAAAGAATATATCCGATAGTCATAGTGCCGTCTGGCGCGGCCGCTGGCACTAAGAAGATGTTATTTACGCCGCCGTATAGTGTGTGCTTGGCGAGTAATGCGTCGAGCTGTTCTATTAGCTCGCTGTCTGTGATTTCTGTCGTGGTTGGGGTTGCGAGTGCGTAATAGACGGCGGTTGGGTTAGATGCGAGCCAAGTTTTGAGTCCAGCAATATCAGACGAACCGAGAAGCGATTTGTTGATGCGAACATAGAAACTGTTTGAGGTTGTGGCAATCGCTTGGGTGTCTGTGTTGTAGAGCGTATTGTTTGATTGCTCAGTCCAATAATCTGACAGTAGCAACCCTGTCGCATAAGAGCCACTATCTTTTACAGCAGGACTGATGCTCGCCAATTTTGCCGAAAAGGTATTTGTGAGAGAAGCACCCCATGTTACCCAGTTTTCTGTTCCGTCTAGCACCACCTTCCCCACCTGTTTCTCGATGTACCACTTGCCGTCAGTCTTATATATTCTGTCCTGATATGCGCCAATCTTGCATAGTTCGATAGGGTCGAAGTATGGTGCGTAGGCTGTGGCTGTTGAACCTCTTTCGAGTTGAAGATTGCTCACACTAGAATTGATTGCTGTTCCTGCCGTCAATCCTGATAGTGCGAACCTGTAAGCGATTGACTCTTTGGCTCTCGTAAAAGTCACGCTCTTTGCGCCCGTTGGTATTGCGTAAGTCGTCTGCGTTCTGTCAGCATCATAAAGCGCAATTAGGAAACCGTTTGTGGACGATGCTTCGCTGATTGAGAATGTATATGTTCCAACAGGCAAACGCTCCAAAAAACTATATTCTCGTGTCGTGAATGCCCAAGTCGAGGACGGTGTGCCTGAATATGAGATGACTGCGCCACTAGTCGTGGAAGTGATGCCGTTTGATGTTTCGACTCCGTCTGCCAATGTGACTAGGTTTTTGCCGAGGTTGATTTCGTAATCTTGCCCATGATATGGCTCGTAGTCTGTCTGAGTTCCTCTTTCGAGCTGTATGTCGAAGTTGTCCATAAACCATTGGAACGTTGACTCAGAGTTGCTGTACAGCGAAACGTACCTGAGCGTCTGACCGCCTGATACATTTGTTGCTCTGAATACCTCGCCTGCTCCTGTTGCCGATGATGTATTCTTAAATGCCCAGTTGCGTGGGTCTGTCGTTGAACCGCCAGTCGATGTGAATCCGAAGAAAGTCGTGGTTGAACCTTGAACTGCGCCTTTTGACCTGAGCGTTAGCCAATACTCGCCGTCATCAGGGAGCATAAAGTAGGCATAGGCCGAGCCAGTTCCGCCAGTATTGTCAAATTGACTCCATTGTCCGCTAAACAGGTTCTTGCCCACAATCCCAATCGTCTGCCGTCCTGTGACGGTGTTGACTGCTTGTGGGTAGTCTGGGTTTGGCGCAGGAGTTCCGCCAACGAATTGCTCATATTCGGTTTCGCTCGCACCGTATTCGAGCTGAACATTGTCAAAGCGATATGATACTGCCCCTGCGACAGGAGATGTTTTGAGGTAGAACCAAAGGTCTTTGGTGTTGTTGTTTGGAGTAAATGTTTTCGTGTAGTGAACTTTTGTGCCAACGGTCTTGCTCAGATAAATCTGAGTGGTGGCATCGGATTGTCCTGTGGTTCGCATATAGACAACGACTGTATTTGTTGCTGTCGGCTCATAAGTCAGACAGGTCGCATCGAAGCTGACTGTCACTTCTCGGTTTGCCTCATACTCGATTGGGAATGTAGCTCTCGCCGTAGCTGCTCGGCTGTCGGTTACAACTGTGATGCTCTGCCCACTTACTGACACTGCGGCGTATCCCAGTGTTGGCGTAGCGTTGATGTTGAACAGGTTCTTCCCTGTGTAGGTCGTTTGCTCGATGTTGCCATTAAGCTGGAACGATTGTATATCGCCGGAGTTTTCGTCGTTAGTAAATGAGATAGGGTTGCCACTAGCCGTATATACGGTAGCGTCGCGATCCACCAAGTAAAACGTATCGCTGTTGCCACCATCTGGTAATTCGCTAACTACAGTGCTTTTTACGCCGCCAGTTGGCCCCTGTGGGCCTGTTTCGCCGGTTTCGCCTTTATCGCCCCTAGGGATAGTAAACTTTAGGACAGCATCATTCTCGTTGCCAGCGTTTACGACGCTAGCGTTCGTACCAGGCGCGCCGGTAGTAGTCTCGCCTACATTTACGGTAGCGGCAAAACCCCTAGGGCCTTGAGCGCCTGGCGTACCGGCGTCGCCTTTATCGCCCTTGGTTCCTTGCGGTATACCGAAGTTCAAAACGGAAGTGCTGCCGGTATTATTTACCGTTACTTGCGCGCTTGAACCAGCGGGTAGGGTAGTGGTGGTGCCAGCCACTACGTTCACGTACGGGCCTTGTGGGCCTTGTGGGCCTTGCGGTCCTTGCGGTCCAGTGTCGCCCTTAACGCCTCCTAGGCCTCTTATCTTGAAGTAGTACTTATGGTCTTTTACTATGATTCTATTCGGCATAATTAAACCCTCAGTGTGTCGACTGGTAGTATTACGAGTGGGCCGAACACTATAATATCCTTTACGTCGCTGTTTACAAGTTTTATATCGTACGTGTAGTTGCCGGCGTCTAGGTTGGTATCCGTCTCGTCTAGAGGTAGCGCCAAGCAGCCTTCGTTGTCATAATTGCAATCAGTACCAAATACCCACGTTTTAGCCACTAAAGCGTCAGCATCCGTCTGATCGTCGTCCGGCTTGACCTTTACCGTAAAGTAAAGCGTATCGCCGGTCTTAAAAGTATAGTTAGACTCTATCTGTATAACCGCCGTTGTCTTTCTAGGGAACATAAGAGGTGGTATAGGCGGCGGCAGGATAGCGCTAGTTACGCAACACTCAGCCATATTTATTTACCCTCTATCCCGAGTCCCTTAACGAACTCGTCGGCCTTCTTTTCGATTTTCTCGCGGTCCTCTTTCTTGACGTCGCTATAGTTTTCCATAATCTTATAGGCCGCCATCTTAGCGCCCTTGATGTTGGCTAGAATGTCGATAAACTCCGAGCGCTCTTTCTCGCCCATCTTCTTATCGCCTAAAATATCGAAGCCTAAGTCGCAAAGCTTGCCTAGCTTCTTGCCAAACTCCTCGAACTTGTCCCCCAAAGTGCGTTCTTTCTCCTCGATTTCCTCGATAAACATAGTGTTATACTACGCAACGCCAATTTAGTTTATTATACCATATCCAGTGTTATAATTATGGTAAGTAACTGCGAGGACTCATGTTTATATGGACTATTAGCGATGTAGTGGCCGCTATCATATTCTTAGTTTTTGTTATTGCTGCTATATGCGCCATTATACCGGCCTACTCTGAATCTAGGCGGCGCGAGCGCGAAGAGTCGGCTCGTCGCGAAGAAGAACGTAAGAAGCGCGAAGATGAGGCTAGAAAAGCGTTTTATGACGCTAGGCGCCAGGCGGCCATTAAGCGCAATAAAGATTGGGCCGCTAAACACCCTAAAGGGGCTAGGCTGCTAGACGCCATCACGAGCCATCCGATAATAACCTCTATAATCGGGGCGCTTATCATTATGGTAGCCGTCGCGGTGGCTATCGTGCTAAATAAATAACCCCTCTTGCGAGGGGCTATTTTTTATTGCGTGGCTAGTGAGCTTGTATCTGCTAAGTAGTTTCTTAGTAGTTGCTCTGCGCGTGATAGTTTCTGCTGGCGCACGTTCTCTGAGTCGTAAGCCGTCGGGATGTACGACTTGCCTATGTTCTCAGCCTCGCGTGGCGTGATATTCGCGCCAGACTGCAAGTACCCTAACGTGAGCGCTAGGCTCTTAGCCTGATTCGAGTAGTCATCGCCTCCGGTTATATCTACTAGGCCACTTAGCGGACTGCCTGCTAGCGCTGTTCTGATGCCTGGTTGCATTTGCGATAGCGTCTGGAGCTGTTGTAGGCCGGTTAGTGCCTTCGACTGGTTGGCGGTTAGGTCTTTCTGAGTCGTCGTCGCGGCAGGATTCTGTAGCGAGTAGATGTTATAGGCCTGCTTATAGAGGTCGGCTAGCTGGCCGTAGGCCGTAACGTCGCCGGCGGCTAGTGCCATATCCATAGCTTGCGAGATTCGGTTTAGCGAGCTTGTAGGAGCGGTCGTCGCGGCCTGAGGCTGGGCGTAGCTCTGTTGTAACTGCATGGCTGAGTTGTTGTAGTCGTTTTGGATATTTTGCATTTCTTGCTGCGCTTCTTGTAGCTCGCGCTGCGCGTCCTGGTTGCGCATTTGGGATAGACCGGCTTGGCGTGCGAGCTGGCTAGTTGCCACTTCGCCGAACGACGGAAGCACACCGGCGTACCTTGCGCTAGAAAGCGTATCATTGTTTAACATATCTGTTACCCCGCTAACTTTATTAGCTAATTTACTGGCGATGTTCTTGGCGCCGTTTAATATTCCGCCGGAGTTGCTGACTGGAGCTTGGCCGGTAAGTTGCGCTCGGTTCTTCGCTGCTTCTCTTGCGTATTTATCGGCCGCCGCCTGCTTGGCTTTCTCTGAGCCAACGGCTAAGTCATATAGCATCTGTCCGCCAGCCTTGAGTGGGTGGCCTCCTACGGCCATCCTTCTCGCATTATTCGCGAAGCTGCCCGCGCTCATCTTGGAGCCATATACAATCTTGGAGCCGTCTACTAGCGGTTTCATATGGCTACGGAGTTCCGCGCCACTTGTGGACTTAGCTAGCCTATTGTCGATAAAGTCGGCCCAGGTATCGTTGCCCTTGTACATATTCTTGAGCTCAGTAATACGCTCAGGCGTTAGAACCTTCTTCGGATCGCCTGCCGCATCCCAGAGCCTATCTTGTAGCTCGTCATGCACTAGGTCTAGAATGACACCCTTGCGCACGTCTGATTCGGTAGCGTTGTGGTAAGTTCCGTCTTTACCTTTGTAGCGCGCGCTTTGCTTCTCTAGCTGTTTCATGATGTCTAGCGTGGTTGCGCCGTCACTGTTGACGTTAGCTCGCTTGAGGGCGCCGGTTATTTGCTTAGTAACAACCTTTTGCTCGTCGTCTAGTAGGCCGTTGCTATCCATCAGCTCTTGTAGCCAATCTCTAGTAATAGTCGTGTCTACATTGTCTGCGCCGGCGGCTAGCTCGCGCGTCATCTTAGACACTACGCCGTCCTTGCCGGTAACGTGGTTGGCCGCATACTGTACGTCGGCTGGGGTTCTTAGTCCATAGTCGTCGTATAACGTGGCTAAAACGTCCTCTGGCGAGCCTACGGCGCGTCGTACTGGCTTATCTAGCGTCCCGTATTGGTCTAGTAGTGCTGCGCCTTGTTTTTGGCGATTAACGGTTAGCTGGCGTTCTAGTCTAGCTACGTCCGCTGGCGCTAGGCTTGGGTCTACCTTGATATTGCTAGTGTCGGCCGCTCTGCGTACTCTCTGCGCTGGGGTCTCTTGGGTAGCCTGCGCTTGTACTTGCGGTTGTGCCTGTCGGCGTTGGGCCGGTCTTACGTCCTGAATTAGTCTACCGGCGGGGGAGTCTACGTCCACCTCGTACTGGAGTGGTAGTCTCTTGTCTACGTCGATACGGCGAGTAGGATAGTTATCCGCTAAAAATTTCTCTGTCACAGCCGCGTTTAGCTCTGGGTCCATACCTAGTGCGCCTAGGGCGTTGTCGTTAGTGTAGACTACGTTGCGGTTATGAGCTTGCGCTAAGTCCTCGTAGCGTCTGTACATATCTGCGAGGTCCCCCTCCTGGCCGAATAGCTCCCTTAGGATAGACGCGTTATCTGCGGATGTCCCGCCTAAGCTATTTCTTCCAGCGTCGTTGCTCAGATGATCTTGCATATAGTCCGGAACGTCCGCCGCGCGGAGCCCTGCGTTACCGTTCTTGCCTAGCTTGCCGATTGTGTCCTCGTAATACTGCTGGCGGTTCAGCTTTGGTAGCTGGCTCTTATTATCTGCTAGTGTCCCCTCGAATCCAGAGTTCTGAATGTCTGCATACTCGCGTGCGCCCTCGCGAAGCTTGTTAAACACCTCGTCGCCTAGCATCTCCCTCAGGATGCCCTGTTTGGCTAGTGCGTCGTCGCCTTCTAGGTCTAGTGCGCCGCTGCGTATAACGTCGGATATGTTGTTTGTATCGCTATCGAATAAGCGGTTGAACTGGCTCTTTTGGTCTACTGTCGCGTTAGGTAGCTTGCGCTTATTGTTCGGGCCAAGGATTCCGTCTAGAGTTGAGCCCGCGTTGTCGTCTAAGCGATACTGGCTTCTATTGCGGCCTACGTTTACCGCGCCGTCGTTGTCGTCTACGTATTGTACGTCAATCTTGCGCCGAGTCGATACTGGCTCTGCGTCTGGAGCCGTAACACGTGTTCTGGGCGCCTCTGGCACGTCGTCCGCGATATTCTGCGCTATCTTCGTAGTAGTTGGCGTGTCTACGCCCGTCTGAGGGTTTACGCGCTTATTGAGCCTGTCGATACCAGTTCCGAGTAGGCCCATAGTGCCGGCTAGCGTTGCGCCACCGAGCGCGCCGCCTTGTGCGCCTTGTAGTGCGCTACCTGCTACCTGGCCGAGGTTACCGCCCATGAGGGCTGTATTGAGACCTGCGCCAGTTGCGCCAGATGCTGCGCCGGTTAGTGCCGCTTTACCGATATTGCTATTGAGCGCTCTAGAGACCAGCCCCTTGCCAGCGGTTCTACCAGCGAGCTTGCCGCCTACATATTGGCCTACGCCTGCGCTAGCGCCACCTACGAGCGCGCCCTTCATAGCGTCCTCTAGTGTAGCTTGCGAGCCTTTCTCGATAAGAGGGTTAGCGATGCCAGATACTACGCCTTGGCCTACGTTAAGCCCTACCTTAGCCGCCGTTCCTAAACCTGGGATAAAGTCGGTTAGAGTGGCTGCCGCGTCCATAGAAGTTCCGAGGTTCTTCGTATACGCGTCTTTAGTATTGTCCGTGCCATAGATGCCCTTAACGAGGTCGTCTTGGCGTTTCTTAGCATCGCGCGCAGCTTGGCTGAAGCTCTTACCGTTAATAAGCGAGTCGAGGCCTACGGTTACGATGTTGTTTGTGCCAGCTCCGCCGAATGTAGCGCCTAGCGCCTTGCCTACGTTTCCGATAGTGTTGCCGATGCCCCCGAGTACGGACTCTAGGGGGCTAGCGGCCTTCTGTTGCGCCGTATAGGCCTTAGCTTGCGATGCGTTATATGAATCTACGGCCTGTTTTTGTAGACGCTCCAGCTCGCGCCTCTGCATATCGTCCCAGGCGGCGCTGATGTCGTTATAACTTTTCTCTGTATACAATGCCATCTTTACATACCCCACAAATAGCTATAGCGTTCACTTGTTGGCGTTACGCGGTTAAATGCGCTTACTGTGTCCGCGCCTACGCCTTGCGTGCTTACGCCGTTATTCCAAATATCCTTCCAGAGGTTCCACTTGGCACCATTAGCGCCAGTCTCTTCGAGGAACTTGCCGGCCGAGATGGCGTTACCGTTGTGATAGTACGCGGCGCGGCCGTTAGGCATCTGTTGTACGGAGTAGCCGTTGCCAAAGTCCCAGTTCTTATAAGTAGGGTTCTGTGCGGCCTGGAGGCCTTGTAGGTACTTCTGATAGGCGTTCTGTTGAGCCATCTGGGCGTCGAATTGGCGCTTCTGCTCCGCGAGTTGAGCCTTGCGGTACGCATCGTCTTTTTCGGCTTGCACTGCTGCGTCGTAACGTTGCATAGCATAGCGGCTAGCCTCGTCATTAAGCCCCGCAAGCGTCTGCTCAAGTTGTAGTCTGGTTTGATTGGCTTGGCTTTCTGCGCTCGACAGATCGTTAGCCTGGTTAGTTTGCATCTGAGTAACTGCCGGCACGTAAGCTTGCTGGTAGTACTTCTTGTTCGCTATTTCCGAGCTGCCGCCGAATGAGCCACCGTTACGGCTGGCGGCCATGCTGGATGCCTGCGCTTGCCAGTTACGTTGGTTGTCTAGATTCTTGCCCTGCTGGGCATATTGGGCGTTTATACGGTCTTGTTGTGCGGCCAAATCGCCAGATATAGCGTTTATCTGGTTGTTCAAAGCTTTACGGCTGTTGTCGTAGCTCTTCGACGTCTCAGCCATAATCGTTTCGAGGTTCGCCATGCGTAATTACTACGCAACGCCAAAATTATCTTAATTATAGCATATTTAGAGATTGGGCGGATACATATAACTTATTCTTATCTTGAGCGTAATGCTGTCATAGTCTGAGTCTGGGTCGAGCGTCTGCACTATGCCGAACACGTTAAGAGTACTGTCGCCCATCCTAGATATAATAATGTCCCATAACGGATAGCCCATGGCTCCGCTCCATATTCTAAGCATACCTTGAGTCGGTAGTGTTACGAGCTTCGTCTCTAGCTGTTGCGTCTCCATGTTGTATACGGTAGTCTCGTAGCTAACTAGGTAGCGGGGGACCGCGCCTTTAGGGGCCGGAACGTTAAAGTCTTTGCTCTGGGTGCCTACCGTGCCTACGGTTCTACCTGCCGGCATAACTACGTTTACTTCGTAGGTGCCAGCCTGTGCAAAACTCATGTAGTCGGAGTTTAAGATGAATCTGTTAGGTCTAGACATTGGCGTATATCCTTATGTGCCATTTATGCAGGCCTTGCGATTGACCGCAATATATGTTGCACTTAGTGGTATCAGATGCGTTATACATGGTGTCCGGGTAGCCGTAAGATATGGTAGGGAAGCCACTAAGCGCAATCTCGCCGCTACTTATAGTCTCTTGCCAGAGGAGCATATATGGATAGTCGCCTAGGTTATGCTCGACTACTACTCTATTAGCGGAGGTAATCAACTCTTTATAGCCGTGCGTAACGTTGATATTCTTTACGTTATTGCTGTCGAAGTCGGTGGTTATAATGCCGCTAAAAATCAGAGGGACGTATACTTTATCCGTGTCAAATAAGAGGATAGAGGACTGTCTAGCCGTCTGGGGCGCTTCGTATATCGAATCTTGCGGTAAAAGCCCATATACGCGCAAATATGCGGTAGTAGCGGAGGTTTTACTACTCTCGAAGGTCGCCGTAATTTTCGCGGCGTCTGCGGTTAAAGTTTCCATGCCTATATCGTACGGGAACGGCTCCATAGTACGCGTATCTGTAAAATCTGGCGTAGTGGACCATACCGCGACGGGTAGAGGGGTAAACTCTAGGTTGTGAGGGATATTTACGGTCAGCGTGCCGTTAGTGCCGCCGGACTTGGCAGGTATAGTTATCTGTTGTTGCTTGTAGAATATAACCTTGTCTATAGGGTAGTCTGAGTTGAAAACAAAATGGGATAGCTTCTGAGCCATCATTTAACCTCGTCTAGAACATTGAAGCCTGGCTTCGTAATCCATATGCCAGGCCGACCGTCGCCGTTAGCCTGGCCTATTAAGATACGTGGCATACCGCTATCGTCGTATATAAGTAGCCCATAACGTCCGTTAGGCAGCTTGCCGAATGTACTCTGGGCGTTGCCGCCTTTTACTACTGTTTTAGTGTAGGCCTCGGCGTCTAGCATCATAAAGTTGTTGTTTATCTGCTGTAGCGCCGTCTTAGTCGACTGGCTGCTGCTAATTGGCGTGAAGCGGTTAGGCATACTATCTTATCCTTTGCGTTTCAATAGTTAGTGTGTGGCTACGGAATATAACCGGCTCGAAGGCCGCTATATGCTGGTAGCGAATCTGGCAGCGGTAGAACTCCCCGTTTACTTTAGTTGATGTCGTGTGGCGCGTCGGAATGGCCGGTACGCCATAATCGCTTGGGTTATCCCATACGTAATTAGTTAGCGTTGGAATCTGGCGGAATAGGTCTATACTGAAGGCGTACTTAACCTGGTCGGTATAGTCTAGCGAGTAGCCGCACTCTACCGTATATGGCTTAGTAGTGGTCGCGAACTGAGGGCGCCATTTAGTGATGCGCTTCTGTTGGCTAGTTGTGCCGAAGTGTTGGTAGGAGGTCTCGAGGTTGAACGCGATCGCTTGGCCCATATCTGAGTAGTCATTATTCGCGACGGATTCGTTTAGCATGAGCATACCGATACGGCTATGGCCGCAAATAAAGCGGCTGGAGCTATTCTGGCGCGCGCTAGTGGCGCTAACCCATGTATTAGAGTCGAAGGACTCCCATACCTTGAGGTTGATATTGTAGACTAGGCAGTGGTCGTTGACGCCGCCCTCTATGCTTGTGTAGTAGACGTATAGGCGGTTCTTATAGAGGTCGAGTACGATATTTTCTTTATCTGGTATAGCATCGTAGACGTTCTGTATAGAGTTCTCGGTAAGGCTGGCCTCTGAGGCGCCATCGAAGATATATATACCGTTATCGTTAGCGAAGTAGGCATAGTTGAGGTCGCATACTACGGACTCTTGGCTGAACGTGCCATTCTGCGCGTTAGTGTTACTCTGCGTCCAGGAATCGGCGCTCTGCGTGTACATCTGGTACTTGTTGCGCTTAGTCATAAAGTAGAGGACGCCGCCTAGGTTGAACATGGCCGTTAGGGGGTCGCCGGTCTTGATAGCAGGGAAGTTCTGGTAGAAGTCGACGCTGAACTTATCATAGCTGGAGATAGTCTGCGGCGTGGTGTCGACTATTTTTAGGCTAACCGTCGTACCTGCAATAGCTGTTACTTCCGCCGTTGCGGTGCCTTGGCCGGTTATCCAGTCGCCTACAGCTATACCGCTCGGAGTGATAGTCGACGAGTCGATAGTTAAAGTGTCGCCAGGCTCGCCACTGATGGTGTCTGTGGTGCTAAACGCTGGGCTTTTGGCGTAGGTAAAGCCGTACGGGTAAGTCCAGAGGGCCTCCGTGTCTGGGTCGGTCGCGAAGTATATAAGATTGTCCGCGGTGCCGTTCATAATGTTGGACATATTAACGGATAGGGCAGTGTCCGTCTGCAAGTCGCGTACGTCTATAACCGTATCCGTCCAGTTATTAGCCGGGTCGAGTAGATGCGGTTTTTCTACCCCTGTTACATAGCGTACCTGGTTAAGATTCTGGCTAAAGCGCACCTTAGTAACTCCGGCCGGTAAGTCCCTAATTTTTGTTATAGTGCCATTTTCGGCCATGCGGTATAGGCTGCCGTTGAAGGTAAATAATACGGTTCGTACGCCGTCGATATTAGCCTCGAATACGTTACCGATGCTACCTTCTGCTACGGTGTTAACTTGGCATAATAGCTTGCCGGAGCCGTTAACTCTCGCTTGAATATCGCTAAGCTTGCCGGTCTGGACGCCTAGGCTAATCTCTACGTTTTCGCCGTTAAATACGTTCGGGCAGTTCATAAATACTACCTCTGTATTGAAGGCTCTATCTATCTCAGCGCATGAGCTGGCTACCTCTTCGCCGTTCACGGATAGAATAATCTTCGGCACTACGTAGCTAGCGCCGTCTGAAGCCTGGAGCCATACTTTTACGGAATAAATGATATTATCCGCTGCGGCCGTGAAGCTATAAGGGCTAACCTGGTCCCCCGGTACCGTCTGCATGGAACCGGAGGAGCTGTTGGCTAGTATAGTTTTGCCGATAGGCTCGGATAGCTTCTTATACCCTAAGCGCGTGCCGTACTCGCCTACGCGGTCGAAGCGTGCGTCCTGGGCTAGACGAATCTCGTCGTAGTCCATCGTATCGTTAGGCTTATAGGTATATATACCTTTAGCGAAGTTAGTAGTAACCGGAGCGCTTTTACGCGTGCTTAGGTTCGGTATATTGCGCCCGATAAAGTCAGACTTCCTTGCCATGCTATCTTACCTCCTCTTTATCTTTTTGCTGGTTGGCCATGAGGGCTCCGCCACCTAGCAGCCCAGCTAGGCCAAGCATATACGGGGTCTTGAACCTATTTTTGCCGCTCGTTAGATTCTTAAGCGTGTCTTGAAGCGTCGCATCCATATTATTCTTGTCATAGTTACCTAGAACTTCCACGCCGGCGTCCTTCAGCGCGGCTAGAACTTCCTGGTCGTCGTACCCCTCCGGCAAAATTGCGCCCGAGAACTCTTTTAGCCCGACTGGCCTATTCATCTTGAGCTCGAAGTAGTCGGTCGGCAGTTTATTTATCTCGTTGCGCACGTCGCTTATAAGCTGTTGACCCGCCTTAGTCCTAAGCCCGTAGTAATCATCCGGGCTATACTTCCCCTTCAATGCGTCTTGTAACTCGCTGGTTATATATTCGACCGTACTGTATCTGTTGTCGCCCATAAGGTCGTTTTTCTCTGCGTAGTCCCATACCTTCTTGCTAAGGAAGTCGCCGAAGTCATCAAAGGCTTTTTTGTTGGTGTCTTTAGGGCCAAGCTGGTCTGCGTAGTCTAGTATATCCGACAAGTTATTAAAACGGTGCGATTGAGTAGCAGCCACGGACCCTGGCGTAGTCCACGTGCTCTCGACGGACTTCACGCCCTGCTTATTCATGTACTTGGATACGTTCTCCGCTGTATATGGGGTTCTAGTGCCGGCTATATAGCGGTTGCCGTTTTTCTCCTCGAAGTCCGGCACGCGAGGCGAGTATACGTCTCTGGAGTACGCGTTCGTCTTCCCCGTGTCGTCTATCAAGCCGTACTTCCCTTGATTGAAGTACATATCCTTATTGCCTAATAAGATAACGTCGCCATATTTAACCCCTGGGTTGACCTCCGGGTTAACGACTTGTAGGCTCGGGTTGATAATATCGCCACCAAAGTTATTTATCGCCTTCTTCAGTTTCTCTGAGTCAACGCCGTGGTAGCCTACTAGCTCTGGCGGGTTTGCCGACGCGCCCGTTAAAGCATTGGCTAATGTTTCGCGCGCCGCCGGCTTGCTTCCCCCGTACTCTCTGAACACTCTGTACATATCGGTACCGTTTGCGCTATCTTGCTGCGTAGTGAAGGCGTCTCTGACCATATCCTTGTTACCGCGTTTCATCATCAGCGCCGCCATAGCTTCTGGGTCGTCGCCAGCCCCGGCCTTGGCTATTGCATCGCCGTACTTGTCCATGAAGTACTTAGAGTTTTCGCCGGCACCGCTCATATCAACTGCGCCTAGGCTACCTTCCCCTTCCGCGGCGGCCACCACGGGTGCCTCCATAGGTTGCGCTAGGTTCTTCTTTAGCGTAAACACCTGGCTACTCTCGAATGGTATATAGGACTTGCCGCGCGATACGACACCTCCGTTGCCATCAGGCACGCCGCCTTCGTCTGCGATTATCGAGTCATACCCATAGCCGGTACCCTCTAGAAACTCCTTCAGCCCCTCCACCTCCGTCCAGTCGATATTCTTGACGTCGTCGTAATTGCTCTGGTAGGGGTTAATTCCCGTAGCGTTGCCGCCCTTTACGTACTCGTCTATATATATCCTCCTCGCCTCGGGGTCTGATATATCGAAAGGTTTTCTTAGGTCTAGATATGTCTCGTACGTCGCTGGGTTGGTGGCCTTCTTCCCGAAGCTAATGGAGCTAGCGTTGGGGCTTTGGTATACGTCGGCGTACTCTCTGTTTGGCGTAAAGTATGAGCCGCCGGCCGGGCTATCGAAGCTGCCGTTGGGCGTGCCATGGTAGAAGCGTATTAAGTTGCCATTCTCGTCGCGCACTAATGGCGACGCATCCTTGAAGTAATCTGCTAGCGCTTGAGGCACCTCTTCGCCGGCACTGTCTATATATCTTTCTGGGGCTGGCTTGGCGCTATTCACGGACATATCGTCTTTAGCTAGCACGTCTTCTAGCATCTTTACCTTCGAGTTATCAAAAACTGCGTACTCGCGCGCCTGGTTATCCTGGTTAGGATACATACGGGCCGTAAAGCCGTCGTAAGGGCTGTTTTTGAGCTTATCTAGGTCTAGTAGAGTCTTAGTTAGCTGGCCGTTGTGGGCGGCGTCCCTAAACTCTGTTAAGTTCTTAATGAACTTCTCTTGGCCGTCTAGCTGGCCTAGTGGGGACGCATACTGCCATAACTCCCGAATCTGAGCATCAGTTAGGTTATCTAGGTCTAGAGGGTTATTCATTTCGAGATTGACCGGGTATACGCGGCCCTTGGCTCCGCGGTTATTTACGAACATAGAATCGGAAGGGAGGCGCTCGTAGCTGAACTCGTCGGCCACTTCTGGGCTATCCGTAAAGTAAAGCGCGCGTTCGCCGCTGCTGGTGTTCTTGCCGGCCTGGTTAATATCGAACTCGGTTATATTCTTGTTAGGCGATCCATGATAGAACGTGCGGGGGTTGCCGTTTTCGTCGGTAAGATAGCGAGGGTTATTTACGGCCATATCGGCGTCGGATAGGGTAGTTTCGAGCTGTTGCAGCCTTGGTATATAGTTGCCCTCCTGGTCGTCTATCCAGGCTATATCGTTAGGGGATATAGTCTTGCTATATACCTGGTTACCTGGGCCGGCGTAGTCTTGCGCCATCTGTTTAATAGGAGTGGTAAATACCCCTTCTTCGATAGGGTAGCTAGAATATACTGTTACGCTATCGTCTGCGAGGGCTTTTTGGAGCATGGCCTTATAAGCCGGGTCTATATCTTTAGCGTTATTTATAGCCTCTTGGAGTGTAGCTATATCTTGAGGGGCGCGTATGCCGGTATGGTAGTCGTCGCGCATAGGATTAACCTTTTGCAAGCGGTCGAACTGCGCCTGCTTTTCCGGCGTAACTTCATAATTGCCGCCTAAATCTCTAATACGCTGCTGCATCTTGGCCTCGTACTCTTCGCGAGTTAACGATGGCTGCCTGTTGGCTCTTCGGGCCGCGAGGGCGTCGTTATAGTCTTGTAAGGTGTCGTAGCCGCTCTGATAGGCTTTTATGGCGTCTTGTAGTTCGTTCACTCTAGCGCGTTTAGCTAGTTCGTTAGGGTCGTCCGTAAAGCGTCGGATTGGTCCTATATCGTCAATCTGTTTTTGCGCGTTAGCTATTCTGGCCGCGCGCTCGTCGTCTGTTAGTGCTACGTCGTAAGTCTTGGCTGGCTTAAAATCCTGGAAGGCTCCGGTAGTGCCACCAATTAAAGCGCCCATGCCGGCGCCTTGTAGCGCGCTCTGAGCTATGTCGCCGCCGTCAATAGCTGCATAACCGCCTCCGGTTATGGCGCCGCCTGTAGCGCCTCTAGTGAGGCCCTGTAGGGTGTTGCTGCTAAGTAAAGCGTTGCTGCTACCTTTTAACGCGTCTGCTAGACTGCCGGAAGCTGCGGCACCAGCTGCGCTAACTGCTGCGCGCTGTCCTGCGCGTCCTAAGTCGTAGTTTTCGCCATAAGTCTTGAACTCGTCTGCTAGGCCTCCTAGCGCGCCTTGTGCGGCGTTTCCTAGTGGGTTGCGAGTGAGTACGTTAATGCCAGGTATATAGTCTAGTACAGTCTGAACGCCGTTTAGCGCGGTGCCTAAGCCCTTGGCCGACGCGTCCTTGAGGGAGTTTGTGTCATAAAGTCGCTTTCTGAAGTCGTCCTGGTTCCTAGTTGTAACCTTTCCGGTGCGTATCGTCTCCACTAGGTCGCCAATGGCCGCTCCGCCACTCCCGAATAGGTCTACCGCGCTCTTGCCGAAGTCTACGAAGCCTTGCGCCATGCCCCCTAATATGGATGGTAAGTCTGCCATATCTAGTGCCTCAGCCTCTCTGTTACTGGGAGATGCGCTCTGTTTTCTCCCTCTAGTTGCCTTGGACAGTAGCGTAGCTTCATGTTAGTTACTAGCTCGTCGTACTTGTTCTCGTAGATGGCCGCGTAGTCGAAGTTGTCGCGTAGGCGCTCAGCTCTGGCTAGCGCGCCCATAACTAGAATCTCCCCGAACTCGGCTGGAATAATTGGGACGTCCGTACCGTTTGATAGCGCCGTAGGTTTGGCTAGATAGTAAAGCGTCAGCTCGTAGTAGTCGTCACTGTCGCTTATATCTGGAAGGCTATAGAAGATTTGTCCGCTAAAGACTGTAAAATAGTAGTTCTTCCTCCCGTCCTTGCGGTCCATCGCGAAGAACTCCTTATCCGGCATATATCTGAGGGCGGTTACGTTTTTGTTGTTCTTTGCGGTTAGGCCTATGAGTGTCTGATAGTCGCATGGGAGCATCACTGCGCCGGAATCGTCGGCGTACTGCCTAAAGACTCTCTCTAAGAACTGATAGTGCGCCTCGCCTAGCGCGTCGAACTGCGCATCGTTCAGGAACTGCGTTATGGTGTCGTCTGAGTACTCCTCGTCGTCGAGCCGTACTTTTATGCGGCCAATAAGTCCGCTAAGGTTATAGTTTGCGTCCATGTAATATGTACGCGCACCGCCATTTACGTAATTATACCATATCAGGGCATCAAAAAGCCCCCTATGCGCACTTGGGGGCTTAATGAATATCCTACGTAAATTAAGCGTGGATGATAGAAGCGACAGCTTTTTTCTTGCCGTTAAGCACGAAGCTATCGTAAACGAAGCGGCCGACAAGTACTTTACCGTCTACCAATTCGGAGTCGGTAATAATGCGGGTAGTCTTAATCTGGTCTACACCTAAGAGGGCGTCGCGATGGATCATAATAGCATCGGTCTTAGCTGGGAAGTAGCTAGTAGGAACCTTAACTACTGGGATACCGTCGAGTTCGCCAACGAAGCCGCGGCCGATTAGCTTATCGTTGTAGCCATCAGCGTGAACAGTCGTTGTAATCTCTTTCTTAATAGCGTTATAGAATCCTGGAGTAACCCAGAGGACGCGGCCTGCGATTGGGGCCTTAGCTTCGTCTAGGAACGCGCTAGAAGCGAGGACGGAGCCGTAGGCATCGTTAGTGTAGGTCGTAGCCTGGGATACGGCGGTAGCGCCGGCAGCAGCCTTAGCGAGGCGGTTAGCGTCAATCATTGGAATAACTTGTTCTTCCATCTCAGCACGCATAACTTCGCCAGCTTTCTTAGCGAGGGCGCCTTGTTCGTAGTTACCATCGTCGATAGCGATTTTGAAGCTCTTATCATTAGCGATGGTGTAAGCAGTAACAACATCCTGCAATTCATTGTTGCCACCGAAGCGGTCGCCAGTTGCGGTACGATCGTAGTTAGATGGGGCAACAGTTGTTACGGTATAGACTTCGACGGTCTTAGCACCGGTAAAGTCGTATTTTTTGTTGACGTAACGGTCAGTATATGAGCCAGCCGTAAAGAGCTGGTCGAGCTTGCTCGAATATTTAGTGGCTAAATTAACGGCCATTTTTATATACTCCTAAAAGTTTAAGCTAATCAGTTAGCCCATAAGCCCGGACAAAAACGGGTCGTCTTCTTGAGCTTTGCCGAACTGCGTAGAATCCGTAGCTTTTGCGCTAGGCCTCTTCGCTGCTTGGCGGGCTGCCATCTCTTTTTCAACCTCCTTGCGGAGATTCGCTTTTAGGTCGTCGACTTTCTGCACGCCACAGCCTGCTAGTCTGTATACGTCGTCTAGTGACATAGCGCCATTGTTTACCAGTAAGCCTTTAGTTAGTGGTGCGCCAGTTACGGGGTCGTAAACTACGTTACCTCTCCTATCTGTGAGCGGCGATGTTACATACTCGACCATCTTTTGCTCATCCTCAGGCGATAAGTTGTGTTTACTCTTCCACTCTTTGGTGTCCATTTCGATACGCATAGAGCGTACCTCATTTAGGGCCTCTTGGTCTGGTTGTACTTGTGGCACTCTTTGCTGTGCTAGCTGACGCTGAAGTTGTGCGGCCTCTTGTGACTTGCTATAAAAGCCTTTTTCGGAATTGCGGTACATATCTGCGACTTTGCGGAGCGCGTCCGGGTCGTTTCTATCTATACCTTTTTTCGCTAAAAAGTCGTCTATCGCATCGCCAGTTTGCGTTTCGGTAACGGCTGGCTCTTCGATAGCTCTCTCTTGGCTATCCGTTTGCTCATTGGTTACCTCTACTGCCGAGCCGTCGTTATTGTCTGCTTGTTCGTCTGTGGAATCGTTAGCTACCGCTTCCACGTCTGAGGCATCAAATAAAGAGTCGTCGGTTCCAGTTTGTTCGTCCATGAACTCTCCTAAAATGTTAGATGGTTATACTTGGGGGCTTCCGCTCCCAACAGCTCGGCACTACCTGCATTTTGGCGATGCGCCAGCCCGTTGCTGGATTTTTAAGTGTTGTAACTTATCGTAGTGCCGAAGTGTTGGCTTATTATGGCCTGGTTGTTAAGGTACGTGGTCCGGTTAAAGTTTTTATTCTTCTGGGGCTTCTTTGGCCTCTTCTGGTGGTTTTAGGAATTGGTATATCGTTTCTACTGCTGCTGCCGCTACTACGCAATCGTGGGTATATTCTTTGCCTCGTGGGAAGCCTGCTACTGCCGCGTCTAGGTATCCTTGCTTCGACTCTGCGACGTTGGCTAGTATCTTCTTGCCTAGGTCTGTGCGCATAAAGTTATACATGGTCTTTAGCTCGGCTTTGGTTAGGGCATTATCCATAAATAGGCGGTTCTCCTTGCGTCATTAGTGCTTGGTCTTGAGCGATCATATCTTGGTTAGCTAGGTCTTGCATCTCTGGGTTGATAGGCTCTTCTGGGGCCATCTCTGGCGCCGGCTGCGGTTCTTGCGTAATAATACGCTCTATCTCTTCTTGGGTTAGGTCCGGCATCATTTTTGGATACATAATCTCCTTAGCGGCCGTGAGGTTATTGGTCGGGTCGGCTATAATCATTTGGAACGCGTTAGTATAGGCCTCTTGTTTCTCGGACTTTTCGAGCTGCGCCTGTACGTCTAGGGTTACCATCGGGGTATATTCGCCTTTGAAGCGGGACATATCTACCTTCTCGAAGTTGATACCATCTTCGCCTACTTTACGTACCATATAGTCGTCGTCGGCGTAGAGTTGTAGAAGCTTAAATACGATAGTAGCCTCTTGCATAAAGAATCCCTGCGCGAGGTTGTCGGCTTTTTCGCGGATACGTATATCTGCTTGGCCCAACATGGCCTTAATCTCTGTAGCCGTAGTGCTATCTGTGGAAGTGATACCTTTACTTATCTCTGATACGCTAGCGGCCTCGCGAATCTCGCCCTTGAGGTTATTGCGCTCTGCGAAGGCGTTAGTTGGGATTGTCGGTGGGTTCTGCCAGTCCATAGCGCCCATAGGGAGTGGGTAGACTTTGCCTGGCGCTGGGTCGAGGTTGTCTAGCTTATCTGCGAACTTCGGGTCGATGCGGCGTTCTGGGAATAGCTGGTATAATACCGCCTCGATATTAAGCTCTGTTAGCGTGTTTAGTAGCTCTTGCTCGTCTGCGATTATGTCTACGTCTGAACTACCATAGACTAGCGATACGTCCGGATACTCGCAACCGTGCGCGAATGGGATTAGCCCTGCGTTGCGCTCGTTAAACTCCTCGTCAAATGGGCCTATGTCTTCCGTGCCTAGCGTTTCCTGTAGCCTCTGCGCGCGCTCTAGCTCATGCTCTAGCTTGCGCTGCTCGTAACGGCTCTTAGACAGCGTATAATACGGGTTCTCGCGCTCTTCGATTACTTGTTTACGGTTAGCGATTACGACTACCTCTTTATGCGTCCATATCTCGAATACTTCAATCTGGCTCTGGCGGTCTGGAGATACGCTGCCTAGGGCCTCGTCTTTCTTAGCCTTGTCGCTCTCGGTGTCGACGCCGCCCATACCTTGGCCTTCTTCTACGTCGGTAAGGTCTTTGTAGCGCTTTTCTACCTTGCCGGTCTCTGGATTGTATATAGTGGCCTCTTCTAGGGACTTCTTAGAGGCGAAGAAGCGGCGCCCTACGTACTCTGCGTCCCCCAAGTTGTGCGCGTTCGGGTCAATTATAGCGTCGCGGATAGGTACAATCTCTTTATGCACGAATCCGCCGTTATCGTCCGGCTGCCACTCATAATACGCGAAGTAGTTACCAGTTATAACGCCCTGGCGCCCGTTTATCTTGTTCTTAAGCGCCCATCCGTCGCGACGTGCGAAGTCTTGGTATACATCGTTAAGAATCTCGGTCTCGTCGTCTTGGTCGGCGCGGTTAGGGATATATTTTACTGTTGGGTTGGAGTTAAAAAGGCTAGCTACGATAGTATTTACCGTGCTATTTACCATCGGCACGAATGCCTCGATAGTGCCGGGATGGTTCTTCTTAATACGGATATTGCGATATAGCTTCCAGTTATCCTCCCACACTTGGTGGTAGTTTTGCTGGGCATAAGTCCATGAGTCGTTGAACTTCTTTAGGTACTTGCCTAAAGTAGTATTGTTTTCTTTTGCGTCGTCTGTCTTAGCAGTTTTAGTTGCCATCGAGTATATCGACGCATCGCCATTACTACTATTATACCACATACACTAGCGAGGTTAGAAATACTCTTTTTCTTGCTTTCTAAAGGCTTTAGGCGTGTAGGTCTTGAACTTTACTTTTATCTGTTGAGCCTCGCTGGACTCCGTAGCGGCCATCATGGCATAAATGAAGGCTGAGCTTGCGTGGCTCGACCAGTCATGTTCTGGCTTAGTCTTAAGTAGCTTGTTCTTCTCGTCGTACTCGTAGTGGTAGGCCCTTAAACACTCTAGGCCGCGCTGGCACTTGTCGCGATCTATCCATACACGGCTAAAAGTAGGGCGTGCGATAAGGTTAATATCGTCTTCGCCTAGGTTAAAGTTAGTCGGTCGGAGTACTTCTATATTGTGGAATCCGTTTTGCTCGAAGAACTCTACGCGCGTTTTGCCAGTCTGAAGCTCGCGCTGCTTGGCATCGTGGGGCAGGTAAATAGTGGTATAGTTATACCCCTTGCTATGTAGCATAGAGATATAGTGGCCTAACTCTTCGCCGGAGTTTTCGTAGTAGTCTATCATGTGTATTTCGCGGCCGATTATCTGATACCACCAGATAGCGGTACTATCGCTCATACCTAAGTCGAACACCGCATAAACGCCGGCGGCTGCGTCGTAAGGCACCTTGCCTATACGGCCGTCTTGCTCGGCTCTGGCTAGCTGTTGGCCGAACACCGTACCGGTACGGCTGGTTAACGGCTCGCCTAGCCATACGTGCGCAAACATCTCGGGATTGTCTACTCGCATAGCTTCGCGCTCTTCTATAATCTCGGGGCTTAGTAACTCTTCTACGGCGTCGGAGTTGATATGTAGTATATAAGCGTTGCCGCGGTCTTTATACCTATCCTCTACAAGCTCTTTAACCGGGTCATGCTCAGTTAAAGGGTTATACGTCCAGATTATCTGGCTACCTTCTTTACGAATCGTCGGGATAAGGGTATTTATACTCTCGGCGCTAACACTCTGGGCCTCTTCTACCCAGCACCAGTCTACGCCCTCATACGACTTAATCGTCTGGGAGTTATTATGCAGGCCCTTAAAATGAATCTCTGAGCCGGTCCGGAGGTTGCGTAACTCTTTATC